TTTGCATCTCAAGGGGTCCTGTGGCCCTATGAGTTTACAGCAGATTTGAAGGATGAGCCGATGAAGCTGCACAAGATTGCTAAGAACGCTACTAGGCCCATTTCAGGAGCACCTCATGACGTGCATATGTGTGTCATGGAGGTCTTGGCACCCCTTTTTCACTGGTTCCGCGGTCACCCTATAATCAGTGGATCTGCTATTGGTATGGATCCCTACAGTTCCGATTGGACTGAAATGGTGCTTGCCGCTTTGGCTAAGGGGTCATCAGGTTTTGTCGGCGACTATGAAACCATGGATCGTACGATCCGCGCTTTCCTCACTTGGCTGGTTTCCTTTTATATCCCAGATAAGGTCTTGTCAGCAGTCGTTGATGGTTGGACAGTTGAACATACGACCATACTCTCGACGATTACTTCAGGCGTGGTCAATCCTGTGATGATGCCGTTTGGTAAGATGGTTGAGTTCCCTGGGGGATTTCCTTCCGGTTTCTGGTTGACATCTCTTGGAGAGGTCTTTTTACAGGACATGGTCTCCGTCAAAACTTGGATGGATCATGCGCCCCCTGAACTAATGTCACCTGAGCATTATTATGAGAAAGTTTTCTCTATTTTCCTTGGCGATGACAACCTCTACGCCTTCAATGAAGTTTTTGGCGAGTTCTTCAATGCTGAAACCCTTGCATATACTGCGAAGAAATGGTTTGGACTGACTTACACATCGAACGATGGTGATGTTAAAGGAGCCGTCGATTCTAAGTTGAAGCACCTCTTTGAACTTGAGTTTCTTGGGAATTCGATCAGAATTGATGAACATGCCCCTCCTTCGCTGAGATACAAGCCCATTTTGCGCCATCGATCCATTGAGCGCATGGTTAACTTCGTCAGTCACGGCACTCCTGAGCAGTTCGTGACGAATATGCGTAATTGTCTCCACTATAAGTGGTGGTCCGGGCGATCTGAATTCGAAGTCTTTGCTGCTGATCTGAGGAATTGCCTCAAGGAGAAGAACTTGCTGCACTTGTGGTCTGGTATGCCAACCTTTTCTGCTCTCTCTGCTTGGTATGAGCGCCGCGATGCGACGTCTAAAGGTGGAGTTAATGACCTCTCCGTGGTCAAAGTTTGGGCTCCGGCTGCTGCAGGGAAGAGCACTGGGTCGTCTTGGATACCCTCGGTTGACATGGATGATGCGTGCGA